CAATAAAATTTTTCATATAATATATTGATATATTTTATAAAAATAAATTTACAAAAAATACCCCGACAATTATTCTAAAAAGAAGAGGATATTGCCGGGTGGTCGTGAATTATGCTGGACATAACCGAATTGAGCTGCTGGATAACCCTACCATTTACTGGTATTTTCACTCCCTGCTGTTAGGTATCCAGATGATGTTCAGTTTCATGCTGGTGGACGAGAACCAGCCCCTGCACCTGTGCAAGCACTGCCAAAAAGAGTTCTTGGGCAGCTGGTTCAGCGCCGCCTTTTGGAGCTCACGGTGCAAAAATCAGTACAATGTCTACAAGATCCGTTCTAAAAAGGACTTGACATCCTCCCCCGCCTAAAGTCGGGGGAGGATGTCAAGGCACGTTTGGTAAATAATGAAGTCAAATAAGGATGCGTGATACGCTATGGAAATTCTGAAACTCAGAGAACACAGCGAACTGGCGGCAGAAGCCGCAGCATGGTTTCATTCCAAGTGGGATATTCCCATTGAAGAATATACGGGAAGCCTACAGGAATGTTTGACAAGCAAGAGCGTCCCACAGTGGTATGTTGCAGTCGAGGATGGGCAAATCATTGGCGGTATTGGGGTCATCGAAAACGATTTCCATAACCGCAGGGATTTAACGCCAAATATCTGTGCAATGTATGTAGAAGAAAATTATCGCTGCCGGGGCATTGCCGGAAAATTACTTGATTTTGTCTGTGAGGATATGCGTTCATTTGGCCTGAAAACCTTATATCTCATCACAGACCACACTGGTTTCTACGAACGCTATGGGTGGAAGTTCTTGTGTATGGTACAGGGCGATGGTGAAGCGGATTTGACGAGGATGTATGTTTACGACTTGAGAAATGAATAGCTATAACATTGATTCGACATTTGGAGAAATCTGATAAATTTTATATTAAAAATATTTTGCAATAACTGCGCTGAAGGTGAAATAAAAAATAAGAAGATTAAATTTGATACTTTTATCTGACTTATAAAAAATCAGCAGCGAGGTCAGAAACTCAGGGGCTGTTATGGTATTTACAGGTTTGGAGCCGATGAACGGGAAAAGGTTTCGTTTCAGCCGCCCTACAAAAATGGAGATAGTCTATGTGTCCGGTGAAATCCATCTGGACGATGAAAAATAAAATTATTCAGCAATAACAATATATTTTAGACAAATATGGACGAAATTGTGCTGTATGAGGCTTTGTACGTATTGGAACCGTTCTAAGTCTCTCCAGGAGAGAGTTCGTTAAAGGCCGGCAGCGAAGGCCAATGGGCCGTAGCGGACTGGCCTTTAGTGAACTCTCGGTATGGCATGTCGCGGTTTCCGCGACCACGGTATGGCACCGATGCAACGATTCCAATACGTACGTTGACCCTATTGACAGATGCTGATCCACCCGGGATCAATCTCGACAATGTCGCGGTTTCCGCGACGCGCACATGAGAGTGCATGCGGTCAAATCGACATTTCCTGCATTATGGATCTCCCGACGGAGCGACTCACGGAGTGGCGCGACTTCAGCAACGCTGAAGCAAGCCACGAGTGTAGCGCGTAGTCGGGTAGCTTGTTGTGGCAAGGTTTCCTTGCCAGGCATCTGTCCCACCGTATTCCGGCAAGGACCGATCCCGTGCGAAATGTCTTCTGCTGAACATGTTTCCTGAGTTATTTTTCACTTCTTAGCCGGATGAGGAAATGCACACACGCTAGTGTGTCAGGCTTTGCGGGCAGGTTCCCTGCCCATGCCTTTTCACAGGCTTGCGAAACATGTTGCTACATACGGGCAATGGAAATCACATGATCAAGATTACACAACGAGCTTTTGCCGTAGCGTTCCTCGGTAACTTCCACCCACCCGTCTTTAAAGGTTGCGCGACCTGAAATAATCGCACCATTCGCCAGGTAGACACGCACCTGCTTGCCTTCGAACTTTTCGGCAAGACTGGAGACGGATTCTGATTCCACGATCACCTCGATTGTCTACCATACCATGAACACCAGAGATAACAGATACCGTTCCTGTTATTCCAACTTCTTATAACACGGATATACCGTTTTTTCGACTACGCAACTTCTCCATGTGTATCTCCATAGTTCGGGCCTTTACCAACATCATACTTCCACTGCACAGGCAACCACGGCGCACGTCGCGCCGTGTTCTCCATAATGATCCTGTCCAGTTCCACCTTAACTCCGTCAATCCCTTTTGGAAGCTGGAACGGTAAAGAGTCATGGACTGTAAGCAGGACACGTCCGCCGAGCGGGAGAAGCCATTTTTGCAAATCGATCAGGTTCGACATGACGAGGTCGGAAGACGTCGTCTGGATACGGGCATTGACACCCTGCCGTTCGAACCGTGACATCTGCGACCGGCTGAACGCCGCGATGGCGAAGCGCCTGAGTCTTCCTGTATATGTCCATGTGAATCCGTATCTGCGGATCATCCTCTTTGTCTCTTCGATATACTGACGCACACCTGGATACGTCTCGAAGAACTTGTCCAGATACTCCTGGCATTGCTCAATTGATTCGTCAATACGGAGTTCACTCCATAATTGCTGTTTGAGCCTATCAGGAGACATACAATAGATTGTCAACCTATTCCCGTGTTACCACAGGGGTTGGACTATACCTTGTATGGCTGTAGCCATACCGCACCGTATTGCGCCTTACGACGCCGCAGCCGTTTCCGGTCTGGAAACGCTGTCAGTCTCTGAACCATTTGAAGGTGTTCCCACCAACTCTGGCTGCTGATTGCCCTTCTTCGATTGTTTGATAAACATGCCTAATTTCTGTTCTAAATATTCGCCTGATAGCATATGTACCCTTTTTACGCTAATCCTTATCAAATTATAGCCATTTCTATGTGCATACGCATCCTTCAGGCTATCACATGATTTTCTATATTCAGAATACCATGTATGCCATTTATTATGCATAGGTCCATCTATTTCTATAAGAAGCTTTGCTTCCTCAACCTTTATATCATAGCGCAAAACCATTCCCTTAGCAGATTTTAGATTTTTGAATGAAGCTTCCATTTCAACGCATCTAAAATACTTCTTTAAGAATAAGTAAATAATATTTTGCGCCACACTAACTGGTTTTCGATGGCCACAATGTTCATTTACTTGCTTTATATCTACACCATGCCTAGCAAATTCGTTTGTGGCTACATGTAGACATTTTGCAACCTCGTCCATTGTAACATATCTATTTTTATCGCGTATCAATGACTCTACTGCATCAATAAAGTCGTGGCGATTTTTAAATTTATGCTCTTTTTGGGCAAGGATGGATGTTCTCGCAAGTAATTACTCTGGCATTGTCTAGAACAGAATTTCTTTGGATGCCTAGGACGCTCAAGCATACAAAATTCTGCACCACAATACTGACAAGTATACACCTTTGTATGCTTAGCCATATTTACCGACCTATCTCGTTAGGGTTTCCAGCAATTGAGTGCGTTTTACTTCGGCAACCATTTACCGAAATTGCAATATGTTCACGCCGGTTCGTTACGCCGACGCCGCTCTTTTGAGCAGCTGCATGTTGCCATGCAGATCAGACTATATCTTTGCGCCTTGACTGCGCACCCTGCGTTTCGAGCCACTTGGCCCTACGCCTTTCGGCTAGTCGTTGAACCTTTTTGCTCTTCTTGAGCAAACTTGGCTGCTGATTTTCGCTGTGCGATGTCCCAGCAATTAACAGGGTTTAGAGAAGGCCAATCCATTAACCTTCTTCGCAAGCTGTCGCTTGCGATACTGGTCAGTCGTTTTATCTTCCTTGTGCTCCTTGATATCATCATATGTGTATTCTGAAATACCGGCAGCAGTAAGACAATGCAGGTCTTTACCGTGATTGAATGCGCCGGTAAGAGCTTCATCCTTGCTGTACCCTGTCAGAACACGCATCTCAGCGTTGCTGATATCAAGGTCATAAAGCTCATAATCATCACTGTCTGGGATAAACAGTGATTTGAGGTTCAGATTCGCTTCCTTGAGCGCGAACGGGACGTTTTGCAGGTTCCTTTGTGTTCGATACGGGTCGTTACTCCGTACCCGCCTTTTTCAAGGCTGCCGGGCATTCCTGCCCGGAGCAGACTATATCATCAAGGGTTTCTCTATCCGCACCCTTGCGACGCGCTTCCACCCACTTGAGTGTACTCTCTTTCGAGATAGTCGTTACACCTTTTCGACGCAATGCTCGATGCAGTGAGGTATGATTCCCCTACTCAGAGTATGCGTCTCACTTGGCTCGGTGTTAACCGGTCTGGTCCTTCACCGAATTCACGTCGTTTTACAACCCCTAGCAGGGCAGAGGGTTGGAACTGCTCAGCCGGTACGTCGCCGTACCTATTTGATTGAACTTCGCATGGATGCGTCCATCATACTGGCTCATGTCGAGCCAGTTGTTGATGTACGTATGCAGGCATTTGTCCAGCTTGCGGTAAACCAGCAGGCTGCCGAGGAACGGCAGGTCGAACTGGTCCGACAGTTCTTTGATGGTCTCGGCGTCCGTGCTGGGCGCCCCGGAATCAGTGCTTTTCAGCACCGGCAGTTTCATTTCGTCAAAGAGGATCTTCCCAAGATCCGGTGCACTCGAACTCGGGTTGAACTTCCGCCCGACCTCCGTAAACATGACATCCTTGGCCGCGGCTATCTTCTCCACCAGGATGTCCCGGTAGGACTTCGCTTTCTCACGGTCCAGCCGAACGCCGTGATATTCCATGTGGGCGATGCACTCACACAGCGGGATGGTGATTCTGTCCATAGCCTGGCGACACGTCAGCGCCGGTATCTTGCGTCCCAGAGACGCCTCCATATTCCGCATCCGCACAATGTCCCGGACGAAATCCCCATTCTGGGCTTCGCAGATCATGCGCGTCGCCAGGGCGTCGATGGCGGCGTATCGCAGCAGGATGCCCACATCGGCATCCTCATACGAATGCGTACGCAGAACCTCCGCTATGACCGGCTCCGGGACATGGGCTTCTTCAGGCATTTCCGTCACCGGCACATTTGCCAGCAACTTTGTGACAGCCTGCCGGTACTTTTTGGGAATGACCATCTCCCCTTTGTACTTCCGGTATTTCACCTCATGCAGTCCTGTCGTATCGGCCAGAGCAAGATAACCTTTCGTCACCCAGTCGCTGAGCAGAGACAAACGGCTTTCCCGGTCGATACCCACCCACCAGTCGATGACGGCCTGGTCCGCCTGGTCCTTGTGCGCTTTGATGATCTCAGCCACCTTGGCGTCCTTTGCATCCCACACTTCCTGGAGATGGGCCTTCAGCTCCTCCTCATACTTGCCCATGCTCGGAAAGCGGTCACGGGTGATGTCCTTGAGGCTGTATTCCCCCTTTTTGTCCTCATCGAGAACATGTTCGGCAAGCATGACGTCGTACCTGAGCGGCCCCACATCGAGGCCGTAGTGGTACTTGAGCCACTGGATATCGAACTTGGCGTTGGCATAGATCAGCGCCACATCCGGACTGGAAAGCACATCCTCCGTCTTCTTCCTGATGGCACAGGCCTCTTCTTCAGTGTACGGGACGTCACGATGCTCGAACGGATAGGCGATGCCGGTGTTTCGTGCCCATGACATGGACACGGCGATGACCCTGTCTTCCTTCACATGAGGAGTCAGGGACGTCGTTTCCGTGTCCACCGCCAGACCGAGAGGGCGTCCTGTTTCCTTCTTCCTCTCAGCCGCTACCTTCAGGACACCATCCAGAGCCATGATGATCTCTTCGGCCGTCAGCGGTGTCCGGATGTCCATTTCCGCGTCGACCATACCGTCCCTGGCCAGGGTGAAGGCCTTTTCCAGATCCTTCTGGAAGGTGGGTACCAGGCCGGGGGATTTAGCCACTTCAACCACATGGTAGGTAGCAACGACCGGGACCTTGACACCATCACTACGCGTGAAGTGATAGATGCCTCCGCGCATGTCGCGCTGGTTTCCCTTGAACTCCAAAGCTCTGAGAGCATCAGCCCCCATAGCCACGATTACTGCTGGAAACGTACGATCGATCCGCTCACGCAGATACCGCGAACAGCGTTTGATCTCTTCAGCCGATATCTGGAATCTCTTCTTCTCATAGTCGTATGTCGGGCTGCACTGACATGCATAGGCATAATCCACATACAGCTGGTCTCCCGGGCTTCTTTTGCTTTGCATCGTCTGGATGAGCTTCCTGAGCAGACTGCTGTTCTTTCCCATGAAGGCTCCGGCTTTGACATCGGCCTCCAGGGGATATCCGCCTACGAAGAGGATATCCGGCCTCTGAAGATGCGAGGCCGGCATCCGCGGCCTGCCGCATAATGGGCACTCCTGACAAAGTGCTGGTGTAGACATAAGCTACCTCCTGTCTTCACAAGTATTGTCCGTCTCCGGACAAAAAGTTAGCGCCCGGTTTTTGCCGGGCGCTTTGTTCCATTGGTTGTGACGATACGCGGGCGGTCACAGAGAAAACTGCAGATCCTCGGAGGGACCAGCTCTGTGGCCTGTTCCCCTTTCGATTCCAACTTGGGAATCATTAAAGGAATCTTTTCCTAAATCATTATAGGCTTCAATTGGTATATCTTGATTGATATAGTCAAGACTATCATCATTTGTTTTATTTTCATGTTTTTTACCAGTATCATTTCTTGTACCTCTTTTAATTCCTTTCATATTTCCTTCTACAAATCCAGATAACATTCTTTCCTGCTGTTCTTCAGTAAGAAGATACGCTGAATTAATGACGGAATATCCAGAAGAATGCTTTATGTCTCCACGTCCTAATGTTTCCACGATATAGGTATGGTCATCCTGTGTGATGTCCGTAATGACATAAACATTCTTTGCGATCGACTCCCTTAAAGAGGCTTCCGACATATTTCTGTATATGGTTGTTCGCAGAAGTGTCTGTTTGGCGTCACGCCAGAATATGACTATCCATTTCTTTTCGGGCAGGATCTTCACACCGCAACCGGAGTTGTTCAGGATATGAAAATCACCGCTCATAATGAGAGCTTTTGGAGAAGAGAAACCGGCGATATTGTCGTCAAGCATCGTCTTCACTCCCTCTGAATACAGCACGGCATTGAGGATCTCGGACTGGAAGTCCTGAAAGTTCAGGCTTTCCAGCAATGCCCGGTTGTTATCGACCATACAGCGGAACATGCCGGCGGCATCGAAGCCGAGGAAGTCATACACGACGAGCGCCGGCAGCAACGAGTTCACGTACCGGCTTGTCACCTTTGTACTTGTCTCGACTTTGGCGAGTCTGCCACGCAGATCGAGCATCCTCCGGCAGAGCTCAGGAAGATGGGAGATCATCCCCGTTGTGATTCCCGTCCGGATGCGCTGTATCTGGACGTCCGTGAACTTGTCAGCGATGTAGTCACCGACGTTCCTGCGCTGGAGGTCTTTCTGCGTGTAAACGACCACCACACGAGTAAGGAACACGGGGTCAGAGGACATGTTGATGGCCGCCATGATGACCGGCATCTGTAAATAGTAATCCGCACGCTGGTCAGCTGAAGAACCACCACGCGACATACGCGCGCCACCCGTGGGGATGGAGAACATCATCTGCTGTATGTCGGCCACCCGTGAGCTGTGCGCATTGTCCTGTCTGGCCTCGGCTTCGTCGAGACTGAGGAGCAGAGCGGTCTGGTCCATTTCCTGATAGATCCACGCCGCTGTCGCATCCGAAGAATACTTGGCGGCTTCCACAATGTACGGGACGTCGTATCCAGAGCTGCCGTAGCCGCCCAGAAGACCGCGCACAAAGCTCGTTTTGCCCGATGTAGACTCTCCGGTCAGGAAAGTGATGTTCACCATTCCCATAGCCCTCTGGATGGGCAGAGACATGATCCATGCCGCCAGGTAGTCGCGCATCACATCATGGTGCTCGAACTTCCACCCGTCCAAGATGTCCCGTACCTGGTCGAACAGGCCACGTAAATCGACCTGCGTCCCAGCATAGAGCTCGGCAACATCCTCCACGTCCGACCACTTTTTGCCTGGGTGCAGGGTGAAAAGCAGATTCCCGTCCACGGCGCTGTTCACGAATTCCCATTCGATCGGCGCACCTGATGACGGATTGAACTCACCGCGAAATACCCGCGTTCCGTTGACAAAGTAGACATGGCGATCGGCCTTGGCGCCCGGGAGGTCAGCGTAGTGGATACCCTGGCCAACGATCCTGAGTTTGCTTACCTGCCGGCTTTCCGACACCATGCTGAGCATCGTACGCCGGAGCAGGAAGAGGATATTCTGCTGTATCCGCTTCTGGTCGGTGATCTCGTCACCCGAGCTCTTGTTTAGAAGAAGAGGGCTGCCGCCGAGAAGCTGCTTTGCCCAGACCAGGACATCCTTGCCGAGGTATTGGGAAAGGACGAGTTCCATGCCGGAGTCATTCATGGGAATAGCCGCGGTCTCAAACTCAGTTTTCGACCAGAGCGTGAACTGACTGCCGGCTTTCGTCGACTCATAGTACACGACTTCAATATGTTCCCGCAGGGCATCCCTGAGCCTGGCCACGGCACCATCCACGGTATCTAGGGCATAGATGGCCGTGTTCACCTCCTGCAGCTTTTCAAAGTCGATGCCTTCGGACATCGTATACTTCTGGATAAAGGTGAGCTTGTCCACCTGTTCATGCACACACCCGAACCAGTTCCTGACAGTGGCCACAACTCCGGCCATCAATGAGTTCTCCAGGTTCTCCTTTCTGTTTCTGTCCTCCTGAGTGTCTTCAAGAGCCTTGCACTGATTTTCGACATCCAGCCTCATGGCGGCTATTTCGGCATCACATTTTCGCAAGACCCAGTTGTATGAATTAATGAAGTAAGACGACCGTTCATTGTACAGGAAGTTGAACACACGGTCGTAGCCCATGAGCTGTATGGCTTCGTCAAGGTCGCCTCCAAGCATTTCCGCAGTCCAGCAGAATATCTTGTAGGCAAGCGGTCTGTTGACGGAGTCGCCTATGAAGTTCTTCTTGTTCAGGAGTAGCCTTTTTGCGACATCATCGCCATTCTTATGAGGAGCATCCTGTACGAACCAGAGCGTACGGATACCCAATTCACGCAGAAATGAAAGCCCGCTGTTTCCGTTACCACCAATGGCGAATATCATGAAGTCGTCCCTGCCTTCCTTAAGCTGGGATACCATTACCGCTACGGCATCGAATTCACCTTCAGTGATGTAGGCGTTGGCATCGGCCGCACCTATCATCCTATTGTAGTGATGCAGTCCGAAGACGCCAAGTTCCGAGATGAACGGATCATCGACGATGACGAATGCCTTGTCAGCCAAGTTCCTGACGACGTCATACGGCATGTCTGTGCCTTTTGGATATTTCGCACAGACCTCTCCTGCATCAGGTTGCATCTTCCTGATCTTGAATCTTGAAATACACCCAGGGACGTTGTTGTAATGAAAGCATACGCCTCCATAGAAAGCCGGCCCTGCAACCTTGTCAAAGTATGTGTCGTACAGTTCATGGTTCTCTTGCCGCATATACTTTTTCACGTGCTCTGGCTTGGCAAAGATCCCCAGCGGCAAGCTGTACAGACAGTCCAGAGGTATCTTCCTCCCATGCACGAGATAGCGCATGGCTGGAAGCAGGTAGTCAAGGTATCGCGGCCTGTCACGCACGAACTCTTGCATGACCTTTCTCATGGCTTCAGCCGCGTCCTTCTTCATCTCCTGCTGAGCATTGTATTCGACAAGATCGTCAGCACCTTCCCCAATGATCTCGGAAATATTCAGCTCGGTATTCAGCCAGGTGAGAGCAGCCACATAGGAGCTTTTCTGAAGTCTCGCTACCAACTGTACGAGGTCAGTGACGACCTTGCCGCAAGAACCGAAGCACTTCCCCAGGCATTTGTCGAAGTTCAGGAAAAAGCTCGGCGTCTTGTCATCATGGTACGGACAGCAGCCCTTGATCGTATGCCCGTTTATCGACCACTTGCCATCACGATCTATACGCTGCAGGAGCGTCAGCCATTCCTGTGGAGTCACCTTTCGCCACAGCTGCTTTATATCTCCAGGTTTGAGTGTTTTTCCCTGCTTCGTTTTCTTCGTTTTGCGTGCCATCAACATCTCCAAGCGCCGGACAGTCTTTAGCGAATCCACAGTATTTGCAGTAACTCGACGGTCTTGGCTCTGTTGTCCCGCTTTCCAACAGAGCCAGATATTCAGAATACAGCCCAAGTATTCGCTGCCGGAGTTTCTGGAATTCATCCCTCGTGAACGGTACCTCCAGCCTGATATCATTGGACATCAGGTAGGCACAGCCTGTAGTCACTTCCAGCAGTTCAGGTTTCCGCATCATCTCTGCATAGGCGTACATCCCCGTCTGCAGACTGGTGGACCGCTCCCTGTCTTCTGAATATTCTTCCGATTTGTAGTCCAGGATCAGCAGACTGTGCCGGCGCTCTATTTCAAGGTCGACCACGCCATTCCAACCCAAGCCTGCCCATGAGCAGTCACGCACTGCTTTCCCGGAACGATTGATCCTCAACTTCTTTTCCGTATGGAACGTCGTCGACTTGTCAGCGAAGCTCATGACTCTTCGCAGAACCTCCAATGCAGGCGCACGAAGCAGATCCAGGCGTTCACGGACTTTTCCATCCTCTTCCACCGTACGTGCGTGGTCGAAAAAGAAGTCGTAACAGTGCGTGACATCCTTCGAAAGCCTGGTCACGCTCTGGACACTCTTCTCAAGTATCCAGTGGATGGCTTTTCCGGCCCGCATATTCGTGAGGTCAGCGATGTCCGCTGCCGGCATCGCCGGCTCTCTCAATCCCTTGCGATAGCGCAGATCCCACTGTCTCGGGCAACGCTTAAGCAGCTCCATGCGTGACCAGGACGCCGGCAGCGCGCCTTTGTGCTTTCCAAGCTGTGCGAACAGCCCGGCCAAGAGTTTGTCTCGCACCGTTCTTCCTCTCAGAATCCAAGAAAAAAGGCCGCGCCCTCATACCCATGGGGGCGCGGCCTCGATACGGTTTCCGGCCGCCTAGGCTACGGCTTTCCGATACACCACGAAGGACTTTTCAGGCACATTCACGGTTTCGCCCGTACGGGGATTGCGGCATGTGCGCGCCTTTCGGGTGATACGCTTGAAGATGTGCTTGCCCATACGGCTGACGCCATCTTTGGCTGTCCCTTCGTGGATGCTGTCGATCACCACGGAGATGATCTCATCCGCCTTGCTCTTGGTCAGGCCAAAATTTTCGGCAACCTTGTCAATGAGCTCTTTCTTTGTCATTTCCGTTCTCTTTCCAGTTGGTTTGAGGAGTTATGCTAGATAGTCATAAAGGAGCGCTCGGAAGCGTCTTCCTCTTCCGCCGAAGCGATGACTTCTTCCGAAACCTGAGCGGGAGCTGGGCCAGCGGAAGAAGCAACGACGGCCTCATCGGGCACGCGCATGAAGAGTTTTTCCATGTAGTACTTGCAGATCTGCATATAATCAGAGGCCTTGCCCGTCACTTCTGTGCCTTCCTTGAGAGTGAACACCGGTGTTACGTAGGTGCCGCTGTAATCGACAGTCAGCTCAATATAGTAATCACCGATGGACTTGCGCTTCAGGCGGGCAACGTTCTTTGCGGTACGGTAGCTGCGCTGCAGTGCATTCCATGCTCCGATGGCAGTTCCGTGCAGACGCATGAGGATGGGGATATGACGTTCCATATCAAAAAACGCCACCGTCACTTCCTCGCGGCAGCAGGGCTTGTTGCCGTCTTTCCATATGGCTTCCGGGCACACGACCTTGCGCTGGGGCCCGTTCTTGCCCATGACGATCTCGGCACAGCACGGGTTGAGCGGCACTTCAACCCGGTCAGCGGGGATGATGCCGTCGCTGGAGTAGCAAAGAAGCTTTTTATCCGACGCAGCGGAATCGAAGTTGCCGAAATTGCGCATGGACGTGCCGACGATGGTGATGGGTGCCAGATTGAGATGATCCGTGGATTCCTGGGTAGGATCATTCTCGTCGTAAATGACCAGGATCTTCGCCACATGATCCTTCAAAGCCTTGTTGTCCGTCACGTGGCCGGGCTGAACGATCTTGATGGGAAATGCCACATCCAGCAGGGGAATCTCCCGGTCACCAAGGATGGCGACGTCTCCGTCATCATCCCTCCGGATGTCCAGGCCGCTGTAATCCGTGTTTTTCAAGAAGCGGCCCTGCTGCGCCTTGATGAGCAGGTCTTTGCCCTGATCGTTATGGTTGTCAGGCATGGTTGCGGGTACGTACATGAGCTCTCTCCATACATTTTTATTTGTTAAATACTGTCGCAGTCCGCTGGAAAATTCAGGGACTGCGAACCACACTGCACATCATCTTATAACACTAAACAAGCTTATACTTTAACAATATAAGTTTGTTTCACTAGAATAAATATTTTCCGTTTGCTAATGTTGCTGATATCTACTGAATTTTTCACCGTAGAGACGCAAAAATGCTTTTCGGAGAGCTTTGATGAAAAAGCATTCCTCACCCGCCAAGGAAACAGGGACAAGGAACACCGATGCTTCAGGAGAGATTCGCGAATATGGGGATTTATACCCTTATAATTCAGGAACTATGGAAAGCGATGTAATCGAAGATGGGCCTCGGCATGAGGAGCGAGAAAGGGAAGAACAGGAGCCGGAAGTTTTTGAAAATGAGGAAACATTATATGAAGAATCATTCGAAATATCGAAGGATTCCGTAAGCTCTGTCAGCGTCTACAAAAAAATCAGAGAACGCCATAACAGATATCCTGAGTACAAGGATATGCATGTAGACAAGCTTCTTTACCTCTATCACATCGAAGAAACAGATAAAAAGAAGCGTGAATGGCTTCGGGACGAAATTTTTCTGCGTGTCTACTTTCTCATCCCGTACACGATCAAAAAACACTATTTTATGAGTGCTGACCTATTCAATGATGCCTCTCAGAACATGGCTGTAAGCATCCTTCAGGCAATAGAGGCATTTCAACCTGGGATCGGGTTCTCATTTACAAATTATCTTGTGGGGTATTTTCGTGGTGCAATCGCGCAGTCTTTCCGTGAAACAAACATTGTCTCGATCCCGTCGGCACGCCGCAAGATGCTTCGTTCCGTCACTGAATACCAAGGGAGAACTGCGCATCATGAAGCGGTCAGTATTTCCGAAATCGACAATACCGGCATTTATAACGAATGTGACACTGAGGCTGAATCTGATGCCGGAGAACCAAAAGCGGTAGATGTCGAAATGCAGGAGGGTGTCGGTGCGGCATTATACAATGCCCCTACAACAGCGACTCTTTTTGATGACAACGCTTCATGTCATACCCAGCGAAATTCAAGAAATATCGACTTTGATGAAAAGCTGCACAAACAGCAGCTTGTTGAATTTCTAGAGGATGCCTTGAGTTCGGAAGCTGGCGTGCTTAGTGACGATGAGTGCCGTGTTATCATCCTGCATAACGGGTTGTTCGGACATGAAGAGATGGTGTACCGGGACATAGCCAAACTGCGGAAGGCTGAAGGCAAAGGCTGTGCTCCCAGCCGAATATCGCAAATACATACATCCGCGCTTTCAAAGCTCAGGGAGCATTTTCAGCGAGTGAACCTTGAGGAATATTAGAACAGCCGGCCTGAGTATCAGGCCGGCTGTTCTGCGTTTAACTATTCCGTTCTGTTTCGAGTTCTACTGTTTTTCAGTGTTTCCATGCTTCCGTGTTTTCATGCTTCATTCCTTCCAGCAATCCATACTGAAAGCTGTCAAAGAACAGCACATGGCACTTCGGACATACCTGGACCAATGCCGAATGCGCCGCCAACCGCTCCTGCGGCGTGGCTGTCGCTCGCGTCATAAGCATGGCCACGGCTTCGTCGGACCTGAAGACCGTACCGCATACCGGGCATATCCCAGGCTCATTCTCCATTGCCTTGGCGCAGGGAAGGCATATCTCCCCCGTACCGAAACGTACGGATGCCTTACCGGCGAGTTGTTTCCCGCACCGGTCACACTTCCGGCACATAATGTCACCTCCCGCGACACAGCCCCCAATAGCCGCACCATTCAGGTGTACATGCCCAGGACGTCGGATCGCACGGCATGAACACTCCGCTGGTAACCAGACGCGCCGCCGATTCCACAAGCTCTTCGAAGTGGCTCGTCTGACTGCCGTCAAAGCGGTGCCTGAGCACGCGCAAATTAGTGGCGTAGTCTGTGATGCTTGGATCCGTACTCGGGCGCTTCATGGCCCTCCCGGATTCCTTGAGCAAATTATGGATTTCAATGTCTCCAATCCCCGTCATAAGGGAGTAGAGATTGAACTGCAAGGAATTGCGCAACCTTCCCGCATCCCAGCGCTTGCTTGTCACCTTGTAGTCGGCAATGCCTTCGTATGCCTGTCCGGTTTCAGCATCCAGCTTTTCATGCCTCAAATCGACATAAGCAAGAAGGGGCACACCGTCACCGGTTTCAAAACGAATCTCCTGTTCCACTGCCAGCGGCTTGATATGTCGCCCTATGGTCTCGACATATAGGGAAGTCATACCGGGCAGTAGGGCATGAGCTTCCTTTTTGTCAGCGTCGGTAAGTGTGTTTTCATTCCCGTCCAACCACTCTTCAAAGACATCGCCGGTTAGCTCGGCCACTTGCGCAGGCGTAAGTCTTGACGAGCTTGACATAGCATCAGCGTAATACGTCTCGAACACCTTATGGACCGACGACCCCATGACAAGTGCCTTTCCAGGTGGAATAACGATGTTCTTCACATACCTGAATTCGAATTGCTTGGGGCACATCTGCAACATCCCGATGGAACTTGCCGAAAGATAACCACGAGGAAGTTCATATTTCATTACAGCCACACTCCCTTCTTAACTTCAGCGTTTTTTCTGTCCGCAAAATAAACACAGCCCTTTTGCAGATACTCGATACATTTCTTCAGGCACTGTGTACAATATTCGCATGCCGGGCAGCGAATGTCCTTCTGCATGAACTCCTTGACATCTTTCTTGTGTTCGAGCAGCTCAACGACGTTTTCCTCGACAGTTCCCTTTGCAACATAGTCTTTTACGATGACGGGCTTTGTTTGTCCTATACGGTAATTTCTGTCCATACTCTGCAAGCGTGGTTCGAGAGACAGACCATGAGAGTAATATATTGTGCATGTAGCAGCATTCAGAGTTATGCCGATTCCCTGTACCGTTTGCCCAAGAAACACACGAATACTGTCATCCGTATTGAATCTTCGTGCACAGTCCTTTGTTTCAGGTGTCACAAAGCCTATATTCTTCCTTGTCAACATCTCGGCTATGACCTTGATATCCTGACGGTACCATGCCCAGATGATGATCTTTTCCTCTTTCCGTGAGTCAGACAGGTCTTCCTCAAGAAGGGCCAGTTTCGGATTCTCCTTGAAGACGTAGACCGCTGTGTCAGTTTTTCCTGAGATCTTCTTTGTACAGCCTTTACCGCCCGGAGATATTCCGTCTGAAACACAGGTAACGACATTGTCACATGAGTTACACTCCGCATTGTCTTCACCGACGTACAGGAAGCCATTCAATACCTGCATTGCTCTGGCGATTTTGACCACAGGCTGCTCCACATTGAGCTTCTTTCCACCTATTCTGATGCTGCTGTTTAGGCGGATACGCTCCATAACGTCCGCGGCAGCGTCAGACGGACTGTAGTACCGTCTGACGACAGTCCTTTTGGGAAGATCGATGCACTCGGCCCGCGAACGCTCGATGATATGCGGCTGGATATACAGTTTAAGGATATCAAGATTTTTGTATCCTGTTATCATGTGCGGGTTGTATTTTGAAAATACGCAAAACAACTGCTTGAATCTGTCGAACTTCATACCGAGAATGGACGGATCCAGGATGTGCATCGGCATAAAGAAATCCGTCGGCCTCCCGACGCAGAGCGTCCCCGACAGCAAGTAGACACGCTTCGCCCTGGTTGCGAGGGCATCTATGGCCTGACTGCGCAGGGACTCGGGATTGAGGCAGCGGCTCGCCTCGTCAATAATGATATTCTCAAATCCGAGTTTCCTGAAGAAAACCTCATTGCTGACGGCGTCCATAGCCTCCCTGACAGTGGCTCTTGGGAACGATTGGTGCGGAATCTTAGCCAATATCCTGAGCTTGTCTGTCTTTGATGCGTTTCCCCGCAGAGTGGCTTCTTCCTGCTCGTCAAGAAGACCGTCCTTCAGCCAACTGGCCAGGTAAAAGTCCCGCTTTTCCTCCATAAGCCACCAGGCCTCCCACAGCTCGTCATTGTTCATGCCGCAGGCGCGCCTCTTCGGCGATATTTTTCTGTCCGTGAGCATGTCGAACGTTGTCAAAAGGATGTCCCACTCTCCTTTCTCCAGGAACGCGCGCTGAGCTCGCCGCATGTCCGGCCCCCCAAGGTAGGGAGCTACTCTCAGGTCGGAATACTTCCCAATCTCGTCGATCCAGCTCTGGAATACGATGTTCGGACAGATCACGAGAGATCTCTCGGGCCCATTCAGTTCTTTCAGCATTGCCAGGGCATTGACGCTGATGAAGGTTTTCCCGAGCCCCTGCTCGAGCAGGATGGCCAGCCTTGGATAATGAAGCATGGTCTCGATGGCCTCGCGCTGATGCTGGTACGGCGGTACACGGAAAAGCCGCCCGAACCGCTTCAGGTACCGTTCTTCTTTAATGGCATCAGGCACGGCTTCTGCCGTTGCGATTATCGCCCGTGCTTCCCGGGACAGTTCGCCGTCAGGGTAAAGAGCCCTGAACCTGCGGTAGCCTATGACGGACACCGGGTACCTGGCGCTGCAGGACAGCGTGAACGAAGCACCTTTTCTGCCACGGGTGAACGGGGTGTATATCTCCTGCTTGTTGTGGACGAACCACAGTCGGTCCTTTTCCTGGTCGTAATTCATGACATTCGGCATGGATGACTCCTGTTTGCTTGTCGGAAAACAAATGGCCCTCTCCATGCCGGACATTCAGGTGTGCGTCTGGCATGGGGAGGGCCGACCTCGATTTTCTGTTTTCTTATAACAAGCCTTCGTGAGCCTTTAGGCTATGCCGCTTCGTGAACAGCATGTCAGCAACCCGGCAATATTTGGGAAAGTCGCCGGAGCTCCAGCATGTCCATACCGATCATAACCCCCATCGCCGGGCAGGCCACCGTCCTCAATTCGCGGTACACACGCTTATACAACAACCCCAATTTCGATTACCTCTCCGAGATGCTCCCCAAGGACATCAAGGAGCTTTTCAAGTGGTGCGAGGTCGTGCACCAAAGTATGCCGACCATCTCCAACGGCGTCAGGAAGCTCATCAACTACCCGATCACCGACTTCTCATTCACCAATGATTCCGAGTCGATCCGGGAAAAGACCCGTGAGCTGCTCACCACCCTGAGGATGAAATCCGTGCTGCTCGAATTTGGCAGCGACTACTATGTGTACGGGAACGTGTTCAGAACCATATACTTCCCGTTCAAGCGCATGCTCGCCTGCCCCCGGTGCGGCCAGAAGATCGCCATCGAAAAAGCCAACGTGCGCGTCAGGAAAAAGCAGATCGAGCACAAGTGCCCGAACTGTCAGGTGTTCGTTGTCCCGAAGGTGGAGGATACGGCGACCTTCGACCTTGAAAAGATCCGCATCGTCCGCTGGGATCCGAAGCAGATAGAACTCAACCAGAACCCTATCACCGGAGAAACGAAGTACTATTACGCTCTGCCACAGAAGTTCGTCAAAGCCTGCCAGCGTGGCGACATCACTGTCTTGCGCGATACTCCCAAGATCTTCATCGATGCAGCACTGGCCGGGCGCAATATCGAAATGGGCGGGAATTTTTACCATGCAAAGACATCAGGCCTTGCCGGGTTCGCCAGCGGCTGGGGCATCCCACCCCTGATGCCAGCGCTCAAGAACTATATGTATATCGCCGTATTGCGCCGCGCTGCCGAAGCCATCGGCATGGAGCACATCACGCCCAAGACGATCCTCTTCCCGCAAAGCAGCGGCTCTTCCGACCCGTGCATCATGTCATCCATCGACCGCTGGCAGCGGGAGATCACCATGGCCATCGAGCGCTGGCGCATGGATCCGAACTACGTGATGACAGCCCCATATCCTACCGGCTTCACCAATATTGGTTCACAGGGCAGAGCGCTCACGCCGACCGAGGAGATCAAGGATGCCCGCATGGAGATGTCCCTGGCGCTGGATATCCCGCCCGGCCTCATCATGGGGGATACCAACATCCAGAACAGTGCCGTCGGCCTGCGCATGCTGGAAAACCAGCTCACTCCCTATATCGAGCAGCTGACGTCGTTCATCAACTGGACCGTGAACTGCATCAATGCGCACACCAAGCGATCATATTGCGAAGCGAAGCTCGTACCGTTCCGCCTGGCCGATGACTTGATGAATAAGCAGATCCTTATGCAGGTCCGTGACCTCGTTTCCCGCTCGACACTGCAGGAAGCACTTAATCTGGAGCCGGATAAAGAACGTGAGCGTCTGAAGCAGGAACAGCTCGATGACCACGACACCCAGCGAGAGGTAGAGAAGGAGATCCAGCAGCGGGAACAGGACATCGCCAACCAGGCGCGGGAGCAGGAGCAGGAACAGGCCACCGGCTTCCCGTCCCAGTACAACCAGCAGAAGATGATCGCGGCCGCCCAGCAGCAGGCCATGCAGATGCTCTCCATCCCGTACGAACAGCGGCGTTCTGTACTCGCCCAGCTGCAGAACGAGGACTACGTGATGTGGGCTCTTGTGAGCAAGCAACTCGAGATGATGCGTGATCAGCAACAGCCGCAGGGCGGCGCCGCGCAGGCGGGATAACAAGGAGGCGTGCTATGGGAATCGAGACGAAAGCGGTCAATGATCTTTTGAACGAGGAAGACGGGGTCGAACCCCTTTTCGGGCAGCGCAGAAAGAGCAAACGATCTCTCCCGTATCCGGAAGAGACTGAGTTCCGCTTTTTCATCGGCTGTCTCAACGACGAGGCCACCCGTCTGGAATACGAAGCCATCCTGACAAAATCCTTCCGCTGCCAGAACTACCTCAAAAACCCGGGAGACCTTGCCGTGCTTGATATGCAGGGAACCTTCGACAAGGAAGGTTTCTATCATGTCGTCTCCAGGTACGCCATCATTCCGGAGAACGTCAGGAAAGGCTAAAATGTTTCCTTGTTAAATTTTTTATATGGTTCCCTAATTGATTTTTAAAACAATTATCTAACAAATGTCGTGGAGTTCGCCGCTGATGAATTCAACCACAATTCGTAGGATTATTACGAAGCCGTCCAGCATCCGACAGGCAATCCATGAAAAAGTCCTGGAGGCCGTAAGAAAAAAATTTCCCATTGCAGGAAAGAATTTCACAGCCAGACTTGTGAACGCGACGGTAAAATTCAGTGAGCTTTCCCACGGCAAGCAGTCGGAACTATTGCTCACCCGGCACAATGCGACGGACGGTGTCTACGCTGACATCGAAGTCGTGGAGAACTCCTCCGGCCGCACGGTCGGCAGGCTCGCCAACAAACGTATCTGTAACATCCCGTATTACACCAACCGGTATACGCTTATGCTGGACGGCAATGAATACGCCGTCGTGAGCCAGATGCGTACCAAGTCCGGCGTGTACACCCGCAAACGTGGGAACGACGAGATCGAGTCTTCATTCAACCTGGCCAAGGGGGCGAACTTCAAGCTCATCATGGATCCGGACACGGGCATTTTCAAGATCGACATTCTGAACGCAACACTGCTCGCGGTGGCCGTGCTCAAAATCCTCGGCGCCGGCAGTCAGGATATCCTCAATGCCCTCGGCCGGGAGCTCACGGAAAAAAATCTTTCCCATCTTACGGACAGCCAGCTCAACCGGGCCCGCAACACGCTGTATGACAAACTCGTCAGATATCGCAAGGACGGCGCCGGGGATCGCTTGTCGGCCGAGGAAAAAGATTCGGCCATCCGCAAGTATTTCGGAGCCACGGAGATCGATCCGGAAACGACGCGCATAACACTTGGTATGGGATTTTCGTCCGTTGGTCCCATGACGATCCTTGAAGCCATGAAGAAAATCCTGGCCGTCTACAAAGGTACTGAGGATATCGACGAGCGTGACATGCTGGAGTTCCAGAAGATCCATACCGTCGAGGATCTCCTGGCGGAGACGATCGACAAGTCTTCCGAAATCGGCACGAAGCTGCGGCAACGTCTGGACAAACTGCGTCTCGTGGACGGCAAGCTTGATGATGGCTCACTTGGGAAGGCATTCGCCCCGGACGCTTTCACTCGGCCCCTACGCCGGTTCATCACCGGGTCTTCGCTCTCGCGCATGCCGTCCCAAATCAATCCCATGGAATTCGTCGATACGGCATCCATCATCACCCGTCTCGGGGAAGGCGCCATTTCGTCAGAGCGTGCCGTCCCGTTTGGGACACGTGCCGTGAATTACTCCTATATGGGCCTTATTGACCCCATAGCGGCGCCGGAAAGCTTCAAGGTAGGTATTGACGCACATTGCACGTTTGGGGCGCTAAAAGGCAGCGACAACGAATTTTACAAGGAAGTCGTCGACTGCCGTACCGGGCAGCGTACCAGGAAGCGGTCCATCGATCTGTACGATACCTATCTGGGTTTCCCTGACCCCATCTACAACAAAAACGAGCGCAGGCCTGATGACGATGTGGCCGCCATCCATCGCGGCAAGCTCGTTCACGTTCCGCGCAGCAGACTCGATTACCAGATTGCTTCGCCGCACGATCTGGCCACGGTGACCACCAATACGCTTCCGTTCATGCCTGCCAATCAGGGCAACCGTTTGCTCATGGGGGACAAGCACATCCAGCAGGCCCTCCCCCTCAAGGAGCCTGAGAAGCGACTTGTAAAAGCCGTACTGGGAGATGCCTCACAGTATAAAAGTACCGTGGACGCCCTGGGCAGCTGGACACTGCCGACATCGCCTGTGGACGGCGTCGTGGAAAAGATCGACGACGAGTACATCCACATCAAGGATGACAAGGGCCGGCACTATGCTGTCGATTATGAAAACAACCTGGCCCTGGCTACGAAGACCTTTTTGCACAACGACATCACGGTAAAACCGGGTGACAGGGTCAAGGCGGGTCAGGCTCTCGGCGGAAGTGGATTCAGCAGGGACGGTGAGCTGACGATGGGACGTAATCTGCGTATCGCTTACATGCCGTTCCACGGCCTAAACCATGAGGATGGCGTCGTCCTGTCGGAATCCGCGGCGAAGAAGATGACGTCCGTACATTCGGACAAGGTCACGCTGGTGGTCAACCGCAATACCGTCATGGGGAAGGATGCCTATCGTACGGCGTTCCCCACGAATTTCACAGTTGAGCAATTGGACAAGCTGGATGACGAAGGCCTGGCTAAGAAAGGCGCTATCCTGGAAGAGGGAGATCCTGTCATCCTGGCCATGGAGGACAACAGCGAGAGCAGGGTGAACCAGGTACTTGGCATGCTGCATAAGAGCCTGCGGCACCCGTATCGTGATCATGCGGAAATATATGACCAGCCCTACCAAGCAAAGGTCGTTTCCGTCGCATCAACGCAGTCCGTGAAGACAGTCGTCCTGCGCATCGAAAAACCGTTGCAGCTCGGGGACAAAATAGCCGGCAGCTACGGCAACAAGGGCGTCTGTGCGAAAATCCTTCCCGACGATCAGATGCCACGAGACGAAGAAGGCAATGTGCTGGACGGCATCTTTACGTCCGCAGGCGTCATCTCGCGCATCAATCCTGCGCAGATCCTGGAAAGCGCACTGGGCAAGGTGGCGAAGAAGACCGGCAAAGTCTACGAAATCGAGAATTACAGCAAGCCCGATTACGTGCAATTCGTCAAGGACGAGCTGAAGAAGCATAACGTCAGAGATACCGAGACGATAACAGACCCCGTCACAGGAAAGAAGATCCCCAATGTTTTCGTTGGGGTGCAACACTGTCATAAGCTGTTTAAAACGACGGACACCAACTTTGCCGCCCGCGGCATCGACGGTGGTTATGACCAGGATGAGGCTCCTTCAGGCAGCGGCATAACAGGTCCAAAAGCCCTTGGCGGCATGGAGGTCAATGCCCTCCTCGCGCACAACGCCCGTTCGCTTTTGCGTGAAGGGACGGTGCTCCGTGGGGCAAGGAACCTTGATTTCTGGAAGCAGTTCCAGAGTGGTCTCCCTCCAACGATGCCTGATGAGAAGAAGACATTCTCCCGCTTCCTGGCCATCCTCAAGCAGGCCGGGATCAATGTGATACGGAAAGATAACGAGCTCGTTGCTGCTCCCCTGACGGACAAGGACGTTCTGGAACTCAGCTCCGGTGAGCTGCGGAACGGCCTGATGCTGAGTGCGAAGGCACTGCGGCCGGAGGCCGGCGGCCTGTTCGACCCGACAATCACTGGTGGTATCCAGGGAAAACGCTGGTCGCATATCAAACTTGTGGAACCGGTAGTGAATCCGGTCTTCACAGATGCCGTCCGTTCCCTGCTTCGTCTGGGAAGCAAGGAACTTCAAGAAATGACCGTTCAGCAGGGCGGGGCGGCTATCCGCGACGCTTTAAACAGGATCGATGTAGCGAAAGAGCTCAAGGATTCCGAAGACGCTGTCTACAGCGGATCGCTTAGCAAATCGGAGCTCGACAAGGCTGTGAAGCGCGTCAAATACCTGCGGGCTCTCAAGGAGATGAGCAGAAAGCCCGGAGATGTCTATGTCCTGAGCGTCGTTCCCGTAACGCCCCCCGTCATGCGGCCGATCACCGTCGGAGCGACGGGTGACGTGATGACCAACGATGCCGATTTTCTGTATCGGGACCTTATCCTGCAGAACAATACATTTCGGAATACGAAAGCATCCGGGGCGTTCCGGCAGCAGGAGCTCGAAGAAAACCGCATGGCGCTCAACAATCGTATCCGCGAGCTGGCCGGTCTGATTGCTCCTGGAGATCCGCAACTTCGTGGACGGAGCATCAAGGGGGCTTTGGACTTCATCGCCGGCGATAACCCCAAGGAAGGCTATTTCCAGCGGAAAGTCATCTACGGAAAGATGAATCTTACCGGGCGTGCGACCATCTCCCCGGATACGACCCTTGGTCTGGACGAAATCGGTCTTCCTGAAGAGGCCGCCTGGCGGCTGTATAGTCCGTTCATCATGCGGCGTCTTTCCCACATCGGTTATGCGCCCTTGCAGGCCATGGAGGCCATAGAAGAGAGGTCACCCGCGGCCCTGAACGCTCTCAGGGAGGAGATGGAAAAACGTCCCGTCATCGTTAACCGGGCCCCGACGCTCTGGAGGCATGGCATTATGGCTGCGAAGCCGTTGCTGCGCTCCGGAAAAAATCTGCGAGTGAATTCCATCTGGGAGAAGGGCCTTAATGCCGACTACGACGGCGATGCCATGCAGATCCACTTGCCCATATCCGATGAAGCCGTTGAGGAAGCTAAAAAGATGTTCCCTTCCAGGCAGCTGTTCACGGACAAGAGATCCGGTGACCTGTTGCAGGCCCCAACACGCGAACCCATCATTGGCCTGTACAAGGTCACGGAAAATGTAGGCAAACCGCATGGCGGAGCGAAAGTGCATCGCTTTCCCAATGTCGATGCCGCATGGAAAGCCTATTATGCGGGGAAACTCAAGATGACGGACTATGTGGAGATTGGCTGATGCCAACGGCTGATTCTTTATCGGCCAATGTGCTACGCCGTCCGGTGACATGTACCTCGGCCGTGAATTTCCAGAAGTCCTTCCCTCACGGCCTGTCTTTTTCTCCCCTTTAGCCGAAGATTCGCCTTCTGGATAGTACCCTGATTTTACGGTCAGGGTACTTTTTTCTTAGACTATCAATGACTATATAGGGAAATTTTTTCAAGTAATTTCAATGAGTTTTTGAAACAATGGTGGTTCATAGTACGTAAAACGGTGGTTCATGACACGAAATTTGTGATAATATGGTGGCCCTTAATACGAAGACTGGTGGTTCATAACACGCTCTGGATGGTCCATAAGACGATAGCGGTGGTCCATAACACGTGTAGAACAAGCAAGGTGGTTCATAGCACGAAATTTTTTCGGCAGACACGTCTCTGAATGTTTGGAGTGTTTTTCAGGAAGATCAGCATATTACTTTTATTTGTGGTGGTTCATAGTACGAAATTTGGGTGGTTCAAAACACGACAGTGGTGGCTCATAGCACGAAATTTTGAGAATTTTTGAGGGCTACGGGGTGGTCCATAACACGAAAGCCGCGTTGGGGATATGGTTAACGAGGTGGCCCATAACACGCAGTCCCGGTATTTGTTTTTTCAGTGCTTTTGCTCTTTATCTGAGAAAATATGGTGGTTCATAAAACGAAAGATGATTTCCCTTCGACTAACGTTGGTGGTCCAAAAAACGAAGAGTTCTTGGGAGCAAAAAAGGGCGGAGTGTCCGGCAAGCAGACCGGCACTCCGCCCTTTTGGGTGGTCCATAACACGAAGCTTACGTCAGGCGCAGCTGGGTTGGTGGCTTTGGTGCTTCTTTAACGGCACGTATCTTCAGTTTTTCGAGGATGATGATATCGTTGTCATGCTCCGAAAAGCCGCTTTCCTCCGTCAGGATGCCTTTTTTGATGAGTTCGGTGACGCCCTCACGCAATTTGCGGCGGATCTCCTTCTTCGGCTGACTCAGGTTCATGTTCAGGGCCGCAGCCAGTACCATGTAGCCACCGGAGTATTTTTCCCTATGGCTCTGCACAAAGCGGTACATGGCCTTGGCGATGGAACCGCTCAGGTCGTAACGACTCAGGGAATCCAGGTAGGTCACGTTACCCTGGGTATACGCCAGGTAAAAGAAGGGGCTCACCCGAACCTCAAGCTGTTTGGTCACTTCGTCCCAGTTGGCGTATTCGAGCATGTGGCGCAGAAAGACCTGTTTCATGGGCTTGCCGTCGCTGTCGACCTGACTGACGACACTCAGCTTGATGACAGCCGCCATCATGCGGTTGAGGGAGTCAATGAGCCGCGTATAGTCGCTTTTGGAAGGGCGCCGGTCGTTCGGGTACATGGTGCGGAGCAGCTCTGATGCGCTGCCCTTGAACTCGAACGTCGTTTGGTCGTCTACAACGTGGATATGCTTGTGATTGCCGCTGATGAGCACCATGAGCGCCACGAAGACGTCCTCATCGACGATGCTCAGTTGCGGTCCTGTGTAGTGGATGCTGCCCCATGAGTTGTCGACGATCTTGACGTCTTCGAAATAACGCCTGTTTTTCCCCATTTCCTGACGGTTAAGCGGAAAGAATGGGGAAACTCGAGTGATGTCCGTAGGGTAGCCGAACCACTGCTTTTTGGAATTCTTCGTTTTGGTGGACCTTGCCGGCGTCGCATCGTTCTTCCCAGACTGATCCCCGCCACAACCATAGAGGATACCCCTGACACGCACCAGATATGCCAGGCCGACGGCATTCCCGGCCAGGATACCATCCAGCATGGCCGGGTTGTGCTCCATGATGTACTTCCGCTCTTCGGCGGTGAGTTCCAGGGATCTGTTTTGATTACTCATGCGCCGACACTAGCGGCAACAGGCTAAAAAAGCAACGCGGAGCGGGTCGGTGAGGCAGTCAGAAAGCGTGACGTTTTAACAAAGGAAAAGAATCTATCTGCTGTGCCATTTCTTCTGTGAGGACTATGACCGGCTGCGGTCCCCAATTCCAGGCTACGGTAAAGTGCCTCAGAGAATTCTCCAGCCCTGACTGGACAGGTGGACACCATTCTTTCTTGTGGTTCTTGATGACCAGAAGAAGATGAAAATTAATTTTTGCATAGTCAGCATGCAGAATTTCACTACATATATCTATATTTCTTCGTTTCATTACAGCTGATAGCAGCAATGAAAAAGAATCTATAGCTTTATTTGATATATCATCTATATGTTTTTTGAAATTTTCCGAATTTTCAGGATTTGGGACTGATGTCTTTGCTTCGACAAGGAATATTCTGCTTCTATCTTTTAAAATAAATTCAACAGATTTTATGTGTTGAATGCTATTTGTATTAACATACTTTTCACATAAGAAAGTGCGTTCATCATCACAAAGAAAAACCATATTTGACTCGGAAAGTTCTATTAATCCCATTTTAGTGCTACTCCGACTTCTTCCTCGTAAAGACGAACAGATTCATCTATAATGCTGTTTTGCGGCATGCCGTTGCGAAGGTTTTCATACCTCACACCGTCGTCGGACAAGGATAAAACAGGGATTGATAGCTTGTTTTTCAATGCGACTATCAGCAGCTTTTTGATAACAAAGTAGGAATGCGTGGCAATAAAGAATTGTATGCCACACTCTGCAAGAATGGTGATGATATCAATAAGTTCACTGACAGCATTCGGATGCAGTGCCGCTTCCGGTTCATCGATGAAAATACGGGAATCTTGCGAGAGATACCTGTTACCGAGCAGCGTATCAAGGATAGCTGCTTTCTTTGTGCCTTCCGAAGTCGTGCCTATTGGGAAACGGACACTTCCCTTTTTGAATGTCCAGCGGTCTTTTTCAGGATCGAATTCCACCTTTCCACCGAGAAAATCCTGAAGTTTCTGGCGGGACTGGGCAAATGCCAGGATATTCTTTTCTTTTGTCGTCTCGATACGAAGAGCTTTTGCCAGATCGTAATATGTATCATCAAATCCGAATACGGAGTCTTGCTCACGGGATTTCAAGATTATTTTTTGCAGCGAGATAACTTCTTTGGCGGGAATGAAAATGGAGTTTGTGTTTGGTTCTTTCCAATCATCACCACTCTTGATCATGATTTTCTTTGTTGTATCCTGACCAAAAGAAAAATAAAGTTTATGGCCGTTCCCGGCCATCGAAAACTCAAGCTGTCCCTTTCCGGGCTTCCTGACGATGTCTCCTATTTTTTCCGCTTGGAATGTCCAGTAAAATTTATCTGAAAGTATTTCAGATAAATTTTTGTTATCATCACCACGATAATTCTGCTCTATGCTTTTTATAGCAGCATAAAGGGCCTTAAGCAAAAAAGTTTTTCCTTTCCCATTTTTACCGATAACGAGGTTTATCGCGGCTAGATCATCCCACATGATATCTTCCAGTGGCCCAAAATTTTTCAATGTTGCGGAGGATATCATTGTGGAACTCCTTATTATCTATTTTATTTTAATCCACAGCCGCCCCGTCTGCCGACTTAATCCGCACGACAGATAGGAGCCGTGTGGATTTCCTCCTTTTTAGCTCAAGGGCTCATGAAAGTTAAGTTCAAAAAAATCAGAAAATTTGTATTTTTTTGAACTAAATATTCCGCAGTTTTCTGCGCACCCCTCCTCCGACTTTATGCGAAGGAGGGGTGCTTCTGTCCGCTTACAGGAAGAACGCAGGGTCATCAGTAAGATCACTAGACCCACTATTTCCGCCTTCAATCCCCGGCGACGCAGATCTTCCGGCGCCCTCGCCAGACTCACCAGACGCCAGGAAGTCGAGCGTTGCCGCATAGGATTCTTTCTCGGCGATGATAGACGGCCAGACATAGATGGACAGCAGGCCGTCCATATCACACGGTCTGGCCTCCATGCCCAAGTAGGCATCGCTGATGTTCCGCATGTACCAGGAAGGAAGTTCTCGCATGTCTATCAGCTGCCTGTTGCGCTTGTAGTTCTCCCACAAGCCATTGTTTTTGAGACAGGCTTCCAGACCTTCCGGCGAAGCCATCATTTTCCTTGCTGCGGCCACGCCACAACCCGGTTTACGCTTTCCTGACGACGCATCCCAGTCCGTCGGAGTTTTGATGTTGTAGACATTGTCCTTGCCGCCCTGGCCGGTGATGATGGCATAGTCCAGATATTCGGCTGGGGACGCGCACAGCACTTTGCCGCCCGACAGGGAACAGACGTGCGGAAAGTCCACGAACTCTTTTTGCATGGGGGAGTAGAGCAGGACATTGTCGGAGACCAGCTGCAGGTAGTCGGAGTCGCCGCTGTGGATGATGACGACACTGTCCGGGTGCATTGTCTGGTGGAGTTCGCTCAGGGCGTAGATGACATCGTCAGCCTCGCATTGGGAAACGCGGACCACTTTCCACGGAGTGAAGCAGTCCACCGCGTCCGTGAGCTTGTCGAATTCCGCGTAGGCACGAGGCCAGTCGATACCGTCGGCCGCGCGCTTTTCCGTGCGGTCGGCTTTGTATGGTGGATAAATGTCCCGGCGCCAGTAGCCGTCCTTGCTGTCCAGCGCCAGAACGACATCCACGGTATCACCCGGCTCGAGGTGTTCAGTACACTGGATGACGAAGTCGTACATGATGGTAAAGATCATGTAGGCCAGCAGGTCCCACGACCGCTGGTCGGCTCCGCAGCCGAGACCGCGTTGGTGGATGCAGCGATGGGCCAGGTTGTTGAAATCGAAAAGGATAAGGTTTTTTGCCATGATGCCTTCCTTCTTTGTGTGTGCTGCTGAAAATTGGCTGTGTATTGCGTTAAGTTTAGATGCTAAGCCCAAAAATGAAACAGCCCCATGCAATCGGACGAATTGCATGGGGCTGTTGCCGAAAATTCTCTACTTTTTGATCAATGCCACTAGAAACCTACATCCATACGGAAATATTTAAGGCACAGATTGTAAGACAAGTTGCCAAGCCTTTTTTGCATGAGCTTATAATAATAATTCTTGTCTGTGGATCCTTTGGCTTCCATCTTGTTCAGGGCGTATTCATGAGCTTCCACATAGGCGCCCCACAAATTGTCAGGCATACGTTCAGGTTTTTTGGGGAGATGGATGTTTGGGCGTGTCATGAGAATCTCCTTTCCTGAATGTTTTCTGATTGCTCAGTTTTTCGCCAAAGAATAAATATAGTCGTAATCTATCTTATCTACAAGACGCCGCATTTGGAGTTAGTCATCATCTTCATTTTTTTGATTTCCCTTATTATATTTGTGAGGTTAACAAAATTAACTCTGCATGTCTCTAAGATTTCTTTATTTTTTTAAAATTTTTTCAATATGAGCATTTTCAAAATCATAGCAAAAATTTTCATCTACACTACCGTGCTGATTTTGATAATAGAAGAAATTCTTATTACAAATATCATAATCACCGTATTTACTTTATTTGGAATTATCATCAATACAATCTTCTTTTTTGATATTTTGCATGCTAGTCTCCATTATTGATTTTATGAAAAATATATATGCGTAAAGTATTTGTCTCCGGTTTTTCGATCTATATTTCTTATTGTTGCCATTGTGCTTCTATTCCAACTCATGTTTGTATAGTCACGATTTGTCAACATTGCTGAATCTCCATAGTAAAAATTTAGAGGGCGGCACATGTCCACCCCCTAAATATTGTCTTGGCAGCTGTCGCTACTTACTCGATAAAATCCTCGATAGCTTTCCTTTTGCTCTCAAACTCTTCTTTAACGATGCCATCCATGTTCTTCTGAATCCAGGCATCGAGCCAGTTGAAAAAGGCCACGGTGGTTTTCCGTGACGGACGCGCCTTGTCATACACCTCCGTCATTACACTCCCTTTTCTCACAGAGCTGAGGGCCGCGTACCAGAGGTTCTCGATCCATACGTAGTACTCGGAGCCTCTGTACCTGACGCACAGTTGGTACTTGTCACTTTTCTTCGGCACGATCTCGCCGCCGGCGATGATCCTGTTGATTACCTTGTCCGCGAATTCCGAATAACTGTAGTTATACAATTCCAGGTAAATGGCAATCTTGCTCCATACCGTGAACTTGCCGAACTTAAGCGCGAAGTTCCGGAATCCTTTCCCAAACGTACTCATAGAGTTTCTCTCCTTCTTCATCTTGCCCCGGACAACTTTCCAGCCAGGAATCGACCCACATATCAGACATGCCATACAGCTCCCGCCACGTGCGCTGCTTCGCATACCGTGGGCAGCGCGCCAGAACGCCGCAGAGCATGGTATCAGCCATGCAGAACAGCGCCACCCAGCGTTTGAGCCTGTCGTAGCCATTTTCCGGGAGCGTATACAAGCTGCCGGCAAGGTCCACAAACGCTTCGAACGTCCGCTTTGCCCTTACGGACAGGTGCTTCTTCCTGATGGAGTCCGCTAGGGCAGTCACAGTGTCATCCATCTTTTGCAAGTGGGCGATAACAACCTCGTCCGCCTGACTTGCCTTCAGCTCCTCAAGAAAACGCCGGATAAGAGCGTCAAACAGAGTAAGGGCCATGATGGCCCTGGTATGTTGTTCCGCATCTGTTGGAAAGACCACCGGCCCGATATCCCAAGAAAGAGCATCCACCAGATCCCGATTCTTCTCGGCCCAGATGTGGCCGCACTTTTTGCAGCGAACCACTCCGGCGTCTTTCAGAATGAGTTCTAGGTAGTTGTGCGTCTTCCCGACGCATTCGCATCTCTCTGGAGAATACATGTGTATCTACCTCCTGCTTGCCTGGTTGCATGTATATTGCTGTGTTTGACTCAAAAAATAAGGGGCGCTTTATGCACCCCCTAAGCAAACAAAAAGGGCGACGCATCAGCGTCGCCCTCAGTATGATTGTTTTTTTAGTTTAGCGAACGTTGCCTTTTGCGCGCCTCAAGGGCGCATTCTGGTGAACAGAAGTATCTCCTTCGGCTGCCAGGTTGCATGACACTCCCGCAAATCAGGCATTTGATCTCTGGCTGCATGCTTTGTAGCTTTTGCCGCCATCGGCGGCGCTTGTTACGCCATGCGCAGTTTTTGCAACAAAATATCTGATTCGGGGAGCGTTTGTGAAATTCTGTGCCACATTCTTTGCACTTTATGGTGTCTGTTTCTTTGTTCACAGCTTAGTTACCTCGAAATCGAAGTCCATGCTGGGAGCTCTATCCTGCAAGTACTGCTCTGCAGCATATGCACGAGCCTGCTCTTCGTTCTCAGCCTCTATTTCATAGTCCTCATCATTCATAATGGGACTGGGCGAAATGCTCACCAGGTACGTAGGCATCGCTACCTCCTTCGCAAACATATATTATCTTTTATCAGGAAAATGTGCCATATCAAGCTCTGATACATGGTGGAGACGGCGGGAGTCGAACCCGCATTTTCGCCGTGCAAAGACGATGTTCTCCCGTTGAACTACATCCCCTGGAGATGGTCGGGGCGGCAGGATTTGAACCTGCGGCTTCACGCTCCCAAAGCGTGTGCGCTGCCTGGCTGCGTCACACCCCGACACTGTGGTATATATGGTAATATGGCGGAAGGAGTGGGATTCGAACCCACGGGCGACATCATGCCGCCGGCGATTTTCAAGACCGCTGCGTTAAACCGCTCTGCCATCCTTCCAATGGAACCTTCTTATGGAGCCGGTGTGGGGACTCGAACCCCAACCCTGCGGATTACAAATCCGCTGCTCTGCCAATTGGGCCACACCGGCATGCGGGTCGGGCGATACGTGACCGCCCGACTCTCTAACCTCTTAGGGGCGTCTGTATGAAAGACATGCGGCGCCGTTGTACCTTGATATGATACTGAGCTGCACTCCGGTTGATACTGGACTTGAGTACCGGAGGCTGTTCACATATTCGTCACGGACGCGGACGCGAGTACATCGAGATTGCCGGAAAATTTCCGGTTGTTTAGCGCTTCCGGGAGAAAAAATATTGCCCGCTGTGCAGCTGGCAATATTTGTGCATGTTTTTCAAAATGTTATGCATTATTCTCACAATGCTTTTTCACCTTTGCAAAGCTTTGCCGCTTGTCGTAGAGCCAGCCTTGCGTCGACAACCAGTCTTGACTATTCCTTGTGATAAATACAGCGCCTCCGCCGAATCCATCTGTCCTGGGCTTGCTGCAAGTGTATCCCCATTCGAAGCCGACAGAGCTTTTCGATCCATGCACTTCCATGACAGCCTGGATGGCGTTCACGAGCAACTCGATATTAGGATTCCCGTCGCTGTAAAACCACAAGAAATTTAGATTATTGATGACTTTGACTCCCAGCATGCCCTCAAAGTAATCGTCATCGTCGAAGTTTTTGGGGAAGGTGTTTTTGTAGACTTCGGGCAATTTGTTAAAGTCATTTTCATCCATAGCAGTTAGGATGGCGTAGAGATCATCCAGAGGAAAGTCCACATCCTTTTGGAAGATCTTGACACTCAATTCAGTGTAGTAATCAGCCATTATGTGCTCCAATGTCGCTGAAGGGACAAGACCAGTTAGTCCGTCTCCTTCTGATGTGTTTGCTCAGTTTGCTGCTCTTCTTTCCGCTTGTCTCCTTCGTGGCTCTCTTCGTCAGTCCGGTCGTTCTCTACGACGATCATTTCACGCAGTCTGTCCAGCACGCCGATCTCGACAAAAGCTACGTCCCGCATCTCCATGTCCGGGAAGATATCCTTTGCGACGTAACGCTTCAGATAGGCAGTATTTCCAGTTCTGTACGGATCTTTCCCGTCGACAGGTTTTTCCCTGACTTCTACAAGGATCACATAGCCATCCTCGATAACTTTCTTGTGCTCTTCACACAGCTCGTATCCTGTAACGGTGTATCTTTCGAATATATTCCGAAGCTGCTCATCAAAAAGCAGATTTCCCGTATCGAAAGTCTTCAGGCATACAGGGCAGATATGCTGTTCAAGGCTGACATAGCTCTTTTCCATGCTTGTACCTCACGCCAGTATACAGAGTTCGTTTTTCGCCCTGGTGATGCCCGTATAAAGCCACCGGCGATACTCAGACGCAGTCATTTTCTGTGAATGGTCGTCATAGAACAGGACAGTATCCCACTCGCTGCCTTGTGCTTTGTGCACGGTCGAGGCATAGCCAAAGTCGAACATGGCCGCCTCTTCTTGCGTGGACGTCTCCTCGAACAGGCAAATGCGGATGTCGGCTCCACTGATCTTGAGACGTCGTCCCATTTCCATGCTGTCTGCGCAGTTCAGGCAGCCAGCCCAGGCGACGATCGGGTATTCCCGTTCATCCAGCCAAACCTTGTAGCAGGAGTCGTTGGCACATTCTTCGATCCGGGAAACGGTATAGGTGCTGCCGTTGTAAAGCCCGAACCCCTTCATGTTCCTCAGGCACATAAGGCGTTCACCTGCCTGGGGAAGCTTCCTCAAAAAGCCCGAAGCGGAGCGTACGAGCCCGTTGAGCTTCACGCGCAGGCTGTTCTTGCAACACAGGATGCCCGTCTTGCCTGACATCGCATCATCGGCGAATCCTTTGAGCATACTTCTTCCCGGAACGGAGTTCATGCGGATGCGGATGCACGTCGCGTCCTTTGCCCAGGGCACCTTCGTCCAGGGCAGATCCTTTCCGTTGCGTACCATGGTGGCCCATTGCACGATGGGATTCTCAAGAGCCTGGCGCATGACATCAGTGAGTACGAAAGGCGTCGTATGCAGGATGTCCACCGGCTTGTCCTCAACAGGCGGAAGCTGACCTGGGTCGCCGACGAAGATGACAGGGATGCTGTAGGAGAGGATGTCGTGGAACACCGTCGCCGTCAGCATCGAGGCTTCATCCACGATGATCAGGTCGTAAGGGAGTACTTTCTGCGCCTTTTTCTTGAACACCAGCTCTTCGCGGGAGCCGTTATTCTTTTTGGTGTCGAGCGTGTAGATCGCGGAATGGATCGTTCCAACAGTGGAGTCTTTCCCCAGGCAGCTGAGTTTGGATTTCATGACCTGGGCCGCCTTTCCTGTCGGAGCACAGAATAGGATCCGTTTGTCTGGATCCATATCCAGAATGTGCCGTGCCGCTTTGCTGATGACCGTCGTTTTGCCTGTGCCGGCATACCCGGCCACGGACAGGTACCACCGATCTGACGGATTCAGGGCAAAGTCGACGATGGCGTCATGGACGATCTGCTGGTTCTTCGTGAGCTGAATGCCATCCGTGTCGTCCTCGTTGATATTGTCTGTCCGAGTCTCATCGATACTAAGAGCCGAAGCGTCGAATGCGGCTTTCCGTTCGAATTCCAGAAGATCCGTATCGGTAAGATGGCTTATGTTTTCTGGTGTCAGACTTTCCGACGCTATATTTTCCTGTATTGTCAAAGACATGTATTATGCTCCATGTATGAAAAAAGCCGGCTGGAGTGCCGGCTGAGTTGTGCTGTGGATATGCCAAAGGTCGTTATTCAGCCTTGCCGATCTTGATTGCAGGAAGTTTTCTGGACATACGCGCGCAGATTATGGCAACGGCGTTGTCTTCCGAAATGCCGGCGGCCTTGTAAGCATTGATGGATTCTATGTTCCGCTTATCCGAGATTTCCTGTAATTTATTGGCGAAGCCGAGAAAATCATCACCAAGCTCACCAAACAGCTCTCGCGTGTTTTCACCTTTCTTGATGTCCCGGTAGATGTCGAGGAGTGAAGCCGCTACAGGCTCGACAAGGGGAGTGAATTGTCTGATCGCCATGAAAAAGTTGATGGCATCTTTGATGATCTCCGAGTCCATGGACAGCTTGGTGGGATCTTCACTTCTGTCCTTTTCCACAGCCTGTTCAGGGCTCTTGTTCTGTTCCTTATTCAGTTGCAGCATTTCAACGTACCTCCGGTAAAGATGATCGATAATCAAACTTGGCCTGATTCTCGGAACTGTTTAGCCTCTAGGACAAAAAAGAAGCGGCCCGGTAGTAAATACCAGGCCGCATATGCACGGATTCTCTTGAGTGTCGACATGTTATGCCGCTTTTCTTTTTCGTTGATTTTTTACTTGAGACGGTTGTTTGCCTTGCGTCTCCGCGGCTTCCGACAGCTCTGCCCTGATTTTTGCCCGCTCTTCCTTCGGCTTGGGGACGAGACGGACTTGCTTCATCAGGATCTTTCCGACCACCAGGACTTCCTCGACCCCCTCCAATTGCTCCAGGTCAGGTTTTTCCGTGTCAAAGCCTTTTGGGGCCTCCTTGTACGAGCCATCCGCCATGTGGAACAAAATCACTATCTTCCTCCTTGTTGTGAATCCGTTGAACTCCAATCGCACGAAAGGTGAAACCTCGAGGAGCGTCATCCTCTCCTTGTTTATCGCCGCACAAGGGAAGCGCCTGCATGTCAGGCACCCCAGAAGCGGCTTTTGATACCCCCTGTCAGGACAGTGGATCGCCTGTTCCGAGGGATCTTTGTATGTAGCCATGGTTCCTCCGCCTAGCTGTCGTATGGTGACAACACAACCGAACCGTTTGCGAATGATTCCGGGACATCGATCACTCGCTGATTACTCGATCCCTTATAACAAGCTGACGCTGTTTTTTGCTCCTCGATGAATGGCCCGTCGACGAGTATGTCGATGTATTGGAGAAGAGCGAGTTTTTCATCATCCTTGATGAGCTCGTCCCACGTGTATCCTGTGTAGGCCATGATGTGATAATCATACACTTTAAGGACGATGGCCAGATTAGTAAGGTCTTTTGCCTGGTCGAAAGGTTCGCCACCGCTGAATGTGACGTTTTTACTTACATTGAAAATTATTTTATGGAGTATATCCGAGAGAGACAGCAAGTTACCACCAGCGTAGTCATGCGTTTGCGGATTGTGACATCCTTTACAGTGCCTTCCGCATCCTTGCAGGAATACGGCTGTCCGCAAGCCAGGCCCATCAACGATTGAATCCTGCACTATTCCTGCTACTCTAAGTCCAAACATCATCCTCTTCCCGTGAAAATTTTTTGATCGAAACATTTTCCTACTGAAATAAAAAGGGCAGGGGAGTTGCCCCTGCCCTGGCTTTGCCTACAGGCTACCGTGTTTCACACGGTCGTGTTCTTCCGCACGCTTCGCATCATTGAAACGCGCCTGAACGTCACCAACAAGGTAGCCCGTGATACGCCTGATCCTGTTGAATCGCACACCCGTACCGACAATAGTACAGCCCTGCTTTTCGCCAGTAGGCACATGTTCTTTATCCGGCATATATGCCTCCTTGGAATCTACTTCTCGCCGTTCTGGCGTCGAAGCTCTTCCAGGCGACTCAGTTCGATGCCTTCTCCTTCACGGCGTCCGCAACGAGGGCAGACATCATCAATGATACCAGTGTACCCGCACACAGGATCGTAATCCACAGCATGATTGATACTGCCATAACCGATGCCTGCATGGCGCATATAGGTAATGATCTCCTCGAAAGCTTCGGGATTTTTGGACACGTCTCCGTCAAGTTCCACATAGGTAATGTGTCCTCCGTTGCACAGGGCGTGGAAGGGAGCCTCGATATTGATCTTCCTGAACACGCCCACCGGCTGGTACACCGGCACATGGAAAGAATTCGTGTAGTAAGGGCGATCAGTCACGCCCTTGATCTCCCCGAATTCTTTCCTGTCGATGCGTACGAACCGTCCGGAGAGTCCTTCCGCCGGCGTGGCGATCACCGAGAAGTTGAGATGGTGTGCCTTTGTCGCCTGGTCAGAAAGATTGCGGATACGTTCGATCACCTTGTAGGCATGGTCCCAGACTTCCTGCGACTCCGCATGATTCTTGCCGAAGATGGCCTTCATGGCTTCGGCGAGGCCGATGAAGCCGATCCCCAGGGTCCCGTGCTTGATGACATCGCGCACGGTGTCCTCTCTTTTCAGTTTGTCCGAATCCATCCAGACGCCCTGCCCCATGAGGAAAGGGTAGTTGTATACATGCCGTTCGGCCTGGATCTCGAAGCGCTCCAGAAGCTGGCGGATGACGAGGTCGACCGTCTCGTCCAGCTTGTGCATGAACAGGGCATATACACCTTCGTCCGTTGCTCCGCCGCCATCGCGGTGTGCGTCGTTATGTGCCTCGATAGCCAGGCGAGGCAAGTTGATGCTCGTGAAGCTCAGGTTTCCGCGACCGGATGTGGTCGAAGGACCGTTGATATTGGCCATGACTCGGGTGCGGCAGCCCATGGTCGCCACTTCCGTATCGGGATCTCCTTCCTTATAGAACTGCAGGTTGAAGGGGGCGTCCAGAAACTCGAAGTTCGGGAAGAGCCGCTTTGCCGACACCCGGCACGCCATCCGAAAGAGGTCGTAGTTTGGGTCGCCGGGTTTGGCGTTCACGCCGTCCTTTACCTTATATATATGGATGGGGAAGATGGATGTCTCCCCGTTGCCGAGACCGGCATCCAGGGCCCGCAGGCATTCTCTCACTACCATGCGCTGCTCAGGTGACGTTCCTGTGCCATAGTTGATGGAGCTGAACGGTACCTGGGCCCCGGCACGGGAATTCATCGTATTCAGGTTGTGGATAAGGGCCTCCATGGCCTGGTAGGTCGCCTTGCGTGTCTTTTCCAGGGCAGCGAGCCAGACACGGACGAATCGCATCTCCTTGCTGACATCGCCAGCGAGCACCTTTGACCTGACCACCAAATGGGTCGTCCGGTCGAGAACCGTCACGCCTTGGGCGATACGATCATTGAAGACCTCTTCGATCTCGTGTCTGTTCTCCACGGTCACGATACCTTCCAGCTCCCCATATTCCAGGAACGTCGTTCTGAAGGTCTTTGCCACGCCAGGGGCCATGTAGTAATCGAATGCCGGGATGGACTGGCCGCCATGCTGGTCTGACTGATTGGCCTGGATAACGATGCATGCCAGCGAAGCATACGAGCCGATGCTGTTGGGCGTGCGAATGTAGCCGTGCCCCGTATGAAAGCCCTTCTCGAAGAGCTTGCCGAGGTCTATCTGCGTGCAGGTCGTCGTCAGGGCGAAGAAGTCCAGGTCATGGATGTGGATGCGGCCTTCCCTGTGCGCCTTGGCGAACTCAGGTGTGATAATCTCCTTCAGGTAGTATTCCTTGGCTATCTCGCTACCGTACTTGAGCATGGTACCCATGGAACTGTCGGCGTCAATGTTGGCGTTCTCGCGCTGGTTGTCGCTTTCAACGGCGTCACGAAAGGTAATGTCGAACATGGTCTTCATGATGTGCGACCTGCTCTCCCGTGCATCCGTGCGCTTCTGCCGGTACAGGATGTACGCCTTGGCCACGGATCCGTAGCCAAGCTCGATAAGACTCGACTCAACAAGGTCCTGAATGGATTCGATGTCCGCCTTGTCGGCGCGGACAAGTTCGAGATGGTCTGTGACCTTGTTGCAGACATCGCCAGCGACAGACCGTGCGGCTTCGTCCTTGATGGCGCAAGCCACAGCAGCCTTGTATACAGCATCCTCGATCTTGGATGCTTCGAAGGGGACATCGGTACCGTCCCGCTTAATCACTTGATAAATCATAGGGTTCCTCATCTTTTTTCTCTTGGGGGCCGTTTTCCGGAACGTCGTCATACATCGAAAGGACACCATGGATAGCCGATGCCCCTGCTTTAAGCAGGCTCTGCTCCGTGTCCGTGACGATGTAAACGCCATCATCAGCCTGCACAAAGAAACCGTCGTCCCAGGTCAAGTGGATATTCAGCTTGCGCTCCTGGATCGCCCGTTTGAGCAGGGAGTGGAATGACGCGATGTTCTTGGACGGGCGCGGAATATTTTCCGTGCAGCACGTTTCGGGTGATTTGCCGACGATGGCCCCGAAATCCGTCTGCTCTATGTCTGTCCATCCGAATATCGCCGCCAGCTCGGCATCAACGATATTCTCTTCCTGGATATTGTTTTTAAAAGCGTCCTGTGTGGCCATAGCCGCCCTCACCGCGTTCAGTTTTTGAGAGCTCGTCCGCCTCGATAAGCTTCATGTGGGCGACAGGGCAGAGCACCGCCTGTGCGATGCGCTCTCCCTTCTTCACCACGACGGCATACTTGGTGCCGGCATTGAAAAGGATGATCCCCACCGATCCACGATAGCCGCTGTCGATGGTCGCCGGCGCATTTGGCATCACCAGTGTGGTGTGCATGGCCACACTGGAGCGGAGACGGATCTGGATCTCGAAACCCTGCGGGATCTCGAAGGCGATCCCTGTCTCGACTTTTACGGTTCCCTGCGGAGGGATGAGATAGTCGTCGACAGCATAAAGATCCGCACCGCTATCGCCTGGCTTGGCGTAGGCCGGTACGATGGCGTCCTGATGCGTCTTTTTGTATCTGAGATTGATATCACCCATTAGGCGTCTCCTTCAGTCTGGTCAGGGTTGGTCTGGCTGGTATAAGTCTGGTCTGTATTGTTAGTGCCGGGCACGCAGTCTGCCGTCATCATGTGGTAGCGTTGCAGACTCTGTTCAAGGATACTGTCGGCGACCTCATCGGCGGAAAGCCTCATGGCATCGACCCTGAATCCCCGCACCATGTCGATCATCTCCCGGTAGCAGCATACCCTGCGTGCCCATTCTTCTAGTTCAGCGGTCTCGTACTCGTCTTTCACATGCGCAGCCGACCGATCCATGGCCACGCGCGCCGGTACGTCCAGCAGCGCGACCAGCACCGCGCACCGAATATCAGACTCCGTCTGCCGCACCAGATCACCGATCCTGTCGAGGATATTTCTGAGCACGAAGGACTCGGAGTCGTCACCATTCGTCCTGAGCAGCCGCTGGTAGACGAACATGGACATGATGGACCTATCCTGAATGACGACCTTGCCTTCCCGCAGATGTGGCACGATGATATTTTTGCACGACTCCAGCATGTCGGTGGCATAGAGCAGTACCTTGCCGGGGCGGGAAAAGCTGTTGCGCGACAGGAAGTCGCGAAAACGGTCATCCGGGGCTTTGACGACGATTGCCTCGAATCCATTCTTGGCGAATTTGTCCACAAGCAAATTTGCCACCGTGGATTTGCCCGCGCCGTCGACGCCTTCGAGGAGTACGTTAATACCAACCTTATCAGTAAGAATAGCCATATGCAAAATCTCCTTTATCAGGATTTTCGTTTTTCAAAAACTCACCAGAGATTGGAGGCATCACCGAGCAGGTTCAGCCCCATCGACAACAAAAAATGCCGGTAAGGTCTTTAACCTTACCGGCAAAAGTGATATCATGCCAGTTTTTGACTTTTTCGACGTAACAAATCCACTATGTCGAAAAAGTACACATTTTCGACATGCTAGATACTTTGAAACCTACTTTCTTCCTTTGTTTCCGTTTCGCCTGTTTCTGTCGCGATGTTGATCGCCACGTTGATCACGGGCGGTGTCTCTTGGGCATGCGGCATCTCCTGGACATCCTGCACCGCCACCATACCGTCTTTCATATCGTCTTTCACGCCGTCTTTCGCCCGGGCGGACGACAGCTTCAGCACCGCGTCCGCCGTCGAGGATGCCGGGCCTGTGTCTGGTGCGGCATCCGACTGGCACAGATAGGGCTTGTACGGATCTCCATACAGAATCCAGTCAGGATTCACTCCCCAGCCTACGATCTTCAGCAACCAGGTTGCGGGTATCGACTGCCTCGTTATAGCATAGTGTATGGACGGTTGGCTGATGCCGAAGACCCTGCACAGATCTTTTTGTGTCGTTGCGCCGACGGCCCCCCTGATCCTGGTCATAACGTCTTCGAACACGTAGTTGTCGCATTTTTTGTTTTCTCCATGGGCGAGCATGAAAACCTCCTTCGCAAGAAATTATCCAAAGCGGATCACTGAATCACACCCTTATAACAACCTGTCATCTCAATTTTTGTCGTATCGGACCCCAATGTTTAGGCAGGAGGTGCCCATGTATACATGCAAATATTTCGGCATCAAGGAACTGGTGTGCCCGGAGTGGTATGCTTTCGCCCAAAAGCGCGGCGGCATCGACAAGCTGTGGGTGATGGTCGACGATCGTATCCTCAGGACCATTGATATGTTGCGAGAGAAGTTCGGCCCCATCGTCATCAACAGCTGGGGTGCCGGCGGTCCGCGAAAGGAATCCGGCCTGCGCGTCTTCGATACGCCCACAGGCGCTGTCTGCTCACCACACAAGATAGGCAAGGCCGTGGATTTCCTCTGCCAGGGGCATTCTCCAAGGGAGATCTACGAGGCCTTTGTATCCGCCGGCGGCACGAGACCAGGATTCCGTGACCGTACCGATGAGCAGGCCGCACCGTGGAAACTTCTGGCACGGTATGAATACTTCCCCGGCATGACGTGGACCCATATCGACGTCATGGACGCCTTGGGTAATCATGACGGCAGCATCAGGGTCATTTCCGGCTAGCATAACCATTAATGCGTGAAGAAAAAAGCCTGACGCGCTGGTATGCGGGTATAAACAACTACATACAGCGCATTTTCCCCTAGATCCATGAAAAAGCCCCGCGCAGCTGCGCGGGGCTTTGCCGTGCTTGGAGCCAGACGCCACGATAGAATGAACGGATTCTAAGATGGCATGCTTGAAAGGAGTGCGAGTTTCAGTTTAACCATAGGCAGAAGGATATCCATATCCTGGTGTTAAAAATGCCTAGAAGTCCCTCCTTAACGAGTCGAGAGTTAAAAGGAGTTCGTCGTGAGCACTTCATCATGGCAAAAAAAATGGAAAAAATCTGCAGGGATAGTCCTGTTGTGCATCCTGACATGTACGGGATGCCTTGTGTCGCCGCTGTCGGGAAGCTTTGATGCCCTGGCATACGAGATACGCTCTGTTGCCTCACCGGACGGCTCTCCGTTGTTTGAGCTGCACTTTTTTGACAAGGGAGAATACTATCTGGAATACGTCGATGAGACACTGTCTGGTTATTCTCCCTGGCAACTCAGTGCCAATCAAAAACAGGCGATCGTACAGGCAGCCAGTATCTGGGCCGAAGTGCTCGGCCCCGGCAGCAAGAACAGCGCCCCCATTCCTTTTAGTGTTGGCACTTATCTTGATGAGAATGCCGCTGCCTCCAGTGAGCCTAACCAGGGCACAGGCGCCATTTGCAACACCGGAGTACAGGACGGTATTCTTAATGGGATAACGCCCGATCAGCCGGGCTACATTTTTGTTGGCCTGCTGGATATGACCATTCCGGATCATCTGTCACCGATACCCGTCACTGCCAACCAAGCCGATATCATCAGTGTTCTGTACCATGAGATAGGCCATACGTTGGGAATCTTTTCCCTTGCCAGCGCAGGGACCAAAAGCCTCTCCACCTGGGACATGCATCTTCGCAACAGTCAAGGCGTCTGGCTGGAGCCAGGCATGGAAGTCGTGAGACAGGGCAGCGACGCTGACACCGACAACGTCTTTGTCGTGGGCGAAGGAACAGACAGCGGTGTCAGATTTTACGGCAAGCATGTGGCTGAGGTCTTGGGCAATGATGAAGGGCTGCTCATTGAAGGCTTTGAGGAAGACATTCCTGACCTTTCGCATATCGAGCTGGAACGCAGCCTCATGAGCCATCAGAACTACCGCAACTACACCACCTTCATGGAAGCGGAACTGGCGGCCCTTCAGGATATCGGCTACAGCATCGACCGGAAAAACTTCTTCGGATATTCCGTCTACGGCGACGGCCTCACCCTCACCAGTACCAACGGCTATTTTGCCCGCAACGAAAGCGGCACGGACTGGATCGAGGGGCAGGCCAACACGGCGACGCTGGGCGTGGGGCTGCACATCTACGGCAAGCGCAACGATGTGACGCAGGCCGCCGATCTGCTGGCCGGAGGCGTGGCGGGAACCGGCATCCGCGTGGACGGCAGCAACAATATCCTGCGCATCGATCCCGACGTGCTTGTTGCTGCGGACGGTCTCCGGGGCACGGGCCTGCTGGTGGCCTACGGCAAGGAGCAGACCGTCGTCAACCGGGGAACCATACAGGCCCTCGGTCAGGACGGCGTGGCCGCCCGCTTCGATTTCGGCGGGAACCTGCTGGGGAACGCCACGGAATACCGCGGCTCCTGGATATGGACCGGCTCCGACGGAAACGGAAATGAACTTTCCTTCTCCATCCCCGGCAATGGCTACAAAGATTCCAGCGGCTTTGATCTCAATCTTGACGGGGCGCTTGTCTCCGCCTTCGATGTGAGCGGCACGCTGGCCGGCAGCGCGGCTTCCATCTATATTGCGGAAAACGCCTGGGTACAGAATATCAACATCCTCTCCGGCGCGGACGTCTCCGGCAGCATCATTTCAGACTGGGATCCGGGAGACGACCGTATCCAGTATAGCGGAGACTCGAAAGATCTGCATACGCGGCTGACCTTCGGTCTGGCTCCGCAGGAAGACGGCAGCGCAAGCGCGCTGGCCGATCCCGATTTTGACATGACCCTGTACGGGAGCATTCTCGGCGCTCCCAGCATCGACATGCAGCTCAAGGCCTGGCATCTTGCCGTGGCGGGCATCGTCAATGTATCTTCCCTGAACAACAGCGGCCACCTCACGCTTATGGGCATGGACGATTCCGGCAAGGCTGCCCATGTCGGCACGACCTTTGTCAACGATGCCGGAGCGACGCTGGAAACAGGCTTCACGGCGGACGGGCAGGTCGCCGGCATAGAGGCGGCCTCGGCCCAGCTTGACGGGAGGTGGCTCCTGCGGCCCCTGCGGGACTTCTACGCAAGCCAGAGCGTCATTGCCCCGGAAAATCCGGTCAGCGTTTCCGGGACACAGGTCGGCGGCTTTGCCACGGTTGACGTCGTCGCGGATCTGTCGCCCACGCTAGACTTTACCCTGAATGGCCATAGCGCAAACCAGCCGCACATCGCCGTTTCCCGCGCCGCGGACGCCTACAGTCGCCATGCCGCCACAGCCGGGGCCGCTTCGCTGGGACACGCCCTTGTCGGCATAGCCGACGCGGCCCGGGGCGATATGCGGGAACTGATAGTCTGCAAGCTTTCTTGCCAGCTCCTCTGTCTCCTCCGGAAGCTCAATGATATCGCAAAGGGTATCC